TTGACTAGTCCAGCCAGTCGTTGGTGGGACTGTCCCAGATACACCTATAGCGTAAGTAATTGAAGTGCTATGAATACCGACACCGTCTTTACCCGGGATGCCATCAACACCACTGTTTCCATCTCTGGCAATATAGGTTTTCTGGTATCCAGTCTCGTTAGTATTGTCGGTATAAGTCCAAACGGTCTTAGTCCAAAGCCATTGGCCTTGAATTAATTTTGGGGGTGTTTGAGCCCAAGTCCCAGGCGTAATGTTATCTGATACCGATGTTCCATAAAGAACCGTCGTGCCTTTAATTCCAACACCGTTTTTACCAGCGATGCCATCTCGACCATCTCGGCCGTTCAAGCCATCAGACACACCGACAAATGTGATTTCATCGCTAGCAACCTCTTTCTCCCCAACCCAAGCAGAAACTGTAATTACAGTGGGTTTGGTAATCTTGCTTGCGCTAACGGTATAAGTCAGTCCAGTTCCAACAATAGAGCCGTCAATTACAAATCGATAAGTTGCATTAACCGTCTGATTACCTCGTTTTAGCGTTGGACGTAGCGTTGACTGACCTGTATTGTTTTTAAAGATAACACCGTTATCTGTTGAAAAAAGGATGTTGTAAGGTCTACTGTTTTCAACCATTCGTTCGAAGACGGTTCTAAGGTCTCCCGATGTCCTATTCTCAAGCTCTTTGAAGTTACCGAAAGTTGTTGTGTTATTTGCTGGATTGCTGAAACTAATCTTTTGCTCTATAGCACGAGCCCTTACATCGAGCGACGGGACAAAACCCTTGTCGTGAATTGTGATAGTATCCCCAATCTCAACATCAACGAACCCATCGACTTCGTAAGTGATAGCTGGATAGGCATTCTTTCGCAAATTCGCAATCCCTGCAGCACGGATAACTTTCGGATCATCACTGTCAACTTCTAAATCCTTTCGAATCCACTTATTATCTTGAGTCGAAGCCCCAAAAGTCGAAGGGTACAAGTTGGCTGCATGAGGTGCATAGAGACAATTGCCCTCTTGTTTGAAGATAACAATCCCTTTGTCATTCTTTTCCTCCCAAGCCGGGAGACCACCGATATAGACTCGCACTTCAGGGCCGTTCTCGGGTTGCTCTTTTGCCTTCCCGTACGGGACAATCATCGTATAGATTTCGGTTTTATCAACCTTTCTCGTCATCGATTTGATATTTTTTTCAAACGTCAGACGGATATCGCTACGAATTCGACCTACGCCAGTGTGTGAATCGTCCGCTTGATGGTAAACGTTCAGGACAAGTTGCTTAATGGAGCTGTCGTCATTAAGCCTAGTCACAAATTCAACTTCAGCATTAAATTTATTAGCTAAGCTCAGCAACCTTGCCAGTTTCGTGTCTTGTCCTTCCCACTCAAGTGTTTTTTTCTGGTCAGAGACCTCATTGACACCGAGCGTGACCATTGCGAATTGAGGGATATCAAACGCATTGAGGTATTCTGCGAATGACATAGCTCTATCAGCCTTGTAAGCATTCGTGTACTCATTTATCAACTCAAGGTTCAGGTTCTCACAGTAACATCTCACCCATCGCTCATTCTCTTCAACTTTCATAATATTAAACAAGTACGTTTGGCTATTATGCTTGAACGAAATGAAAGAGCGCTCGTTTAGCTGGTTGTAAAGCGGTTGGTTTGCTGTATCACCTAGCAATTCCTTCTTCGAAACAGTAAACTCGAAAGTGCTAGATGCCGTCTCAAGATTGCGAGTCCAAGTGTCGTCGTAGAAATTTAACGTCTCTTGCTTTTCGTTATCAATGAAGCCAATCTTTTGTAAGTTGGCATCGTGAATCGTTAATAGCATTACAAATACCTTTCTTCAAATTTGACAGACACAGAGGGTTTGTTTGTAACCCACCTTGAGCAGTAAACTTCGAGTTGAGACTTGCCAGGAGGGATCGTGATGAAGTCAGAACCCTGTACGACATCAACAATTTTCGAAATATTATCTACAAGTACAGTGTCGTTCTCGCTGTTTATCACAACTTCTCCACCAGCCCTGTATCGATTAGGAACTTTCCGGACTCCTACAACATAGTCTTTGCGATAAATGAAATCATCTAAGTACATGTGGCTAACTTGCGGTGTGTTCCCGATTTTGCTGAAGATGATGTGGATTTTATCCGATTTCTTACCTTTGATTTCAGGAATGGTATATCTAGGGTAAGAACCCCACCAGTAAAATTGGACGACATCGTCAAACCGTTGGATATCTGACCACCCTCTCGGCTCGTTAAATGGGTTGTGCTCTTCTATGTGCGTTCCTAGAAACTGCTTCCTGTCAACAAAGCGGTAGCCACCCCTGCCATCGCTGGCTAAAAAGTTGTATTCGCAACCAAGACCGCTACCACGTTTGTAGGTCTCAACCCCATACAAAAAAGTTCCGCTTGCATCTGTGACACTAATTTTCAAATAACCCATCTGATCTGCAGAGCCTAACCAAAAAATTTGCCTCCACCAAAAATACTCGTACAGAGCTCCTTTGACACCGCTGGAGTCCCTCGGAATATCAAATGTAACTGATGCCGCCTGGCCACTTTGCAACGCAATGTGAGGACGACCCCAAGCGTTGTCAATGTAAAGAGTGCCGTTCGGTCTGGTATCGTTGCTATCGTTTGTGATACCAACGTTTTTCAAACCTTGTGACAATCCGTTAGGGATTCTGTGTTGTCCGTTGGACGAAGCGTAATCAAACAGTACCTCTGATTGTTTGTAAGTTTCTGTATCTCCTTTTTGCCTGTCACCAAGTTCCAAAATACCACTGCTGTTAACCAATCCGATATAGCCGTTCTCACTATTGTGCTTCACTGTAATTATCGGATGTGCATCAACTGATCCGTCGTTGACAAGGTCAAATACCAGCTTGCCGTTTTCTATTTTAGGAGTTTCGAAACTTCGATATGTAGTTGAGTGTGCGACTCCGTCAGGGACCATAAATTCAATTTCAGCTTGGTCATACCAGTCGGAAATGCCTTTTAAACTAACATCCCCTTTTACTATGGCTAAATAGTATCTGTCTGGTTCGTCTGGCAATCTCAACTTAACGGGTTTATCAGAGTGCAACACTCTAGCCGCTTGTTCTCTTACACGATAAAACATGCCGTTATCAACTTTGGCTGGCTCGTTGGGGTCTACAAAGGCAATATCTTCAAGATGTCTTGTCGCCAAGCTGACAGTAAGCTTGATTTTTTTTGCGCCAAACGCAACCTGTTGAATGTTGACCCCGATTTTAGGGGCTGAATCCGTCGTTATGTTGCGTTCGTTCCCAATTTCGTGCGACACTTTGATTAGTTTAAAGTAATCGTTCAAATCATATCCGTTAAATTGAAACACAGCCATTATTTAATACCTCTCATGCGTTTGTAAGTGAAATCTTTGTCTTTTTGGTACGAAGTTAAATCGTCACCGGTTGCATACGCAAACTCTCGACCATCGACACTCAATGAGATTGGACGACCGATTAGTTCAGTGATGATATCCATTGCTTGTTCGAGACGGTCCATTCTACTATCATCTCGAACTGACAAATCAACGCTACCACGAATTAAACCACCACCAAAACCATCAAACAAGTCGTTGTCTTTGAATAGATCTCTAAAATCTATTGCGTACTCACTAGCCACATCAATCATTTCTTTAATCGAATCTTTGACAAATTTTATGCTTCTATCAATACCTACAGCCATACCTTGGCCAATGTAGATACCGACTTCATCACGGAATAGTCGTGATGGTGAATGGATTCTAGCTTTTGCCTGAGCTGCACGCTCTGCTTGAGCCACAAGGGCGTTAGCAGCAGCCGTTACCGCACCAAGAGCAGACATCATACCAGCAGCCAAACCTTGACCAATCATTGCCCCTGCTGCTCGCATAGCACCTACACCAGCCATGGCACGGGCCTGTGCCGCATTAACTAGCGCACCCATTGCAGAAGACACAGCACCAATTGCCGATTGGATTCCTTGAGCAATAGCTTGTCCGGTTTGTTGACCAGCCTGTTGACCCATCTGGATCATTCTTTGGCCATTCGATTGAACAGCTTGCGCCATTCTTTGCATCGCTGATTGCACTTGTGCCGCTGCGTTGTTCATTGCTACACCAATCAGTGGCGCTAATGTTCCAATTTGCATAATGGCAGTCGTAGCCATTGTGGCACTTGACGCAACCAAGCTGAACTGTGCTGGAATTAGAGCAATTGAAGCTGTCAATTGCATAACACTCGCAATTAGCATGGTGAATTGGCTACTAATCAGCGCAACTGTAGCACCAACAACAGTGAGAC